AATCAGATAATACTGTATTAACTTCTCAAATTGTACCGATATCATACGGCCCTAAACAAAAATGGTTGTCGAGACTTAATGATGAACCTAATCTATCCGATGGAATGAGAAGTTCAATCAGTCTTCCTAGAATAGCATTTGAAATCTCAGGATTTGAATATGATGCAACTAGACAGCAAAACAAACTTATTCGTGCATCTAAGACCACACTTGACACCGATAATACCAAAAGGTCATTTCAATATGCACCTGCACCATACAACATAAATTTTACTTTGTCAATACTTGCAAAGAATGCTAATGATGCATTACAAATATTAGAACAAATTCTTCCGTATTTTCAACCCGAATACACTGTATCAATGAAAATGGTAGATTCAATGACGGAGGTTAGAGATGTTCCCATCTCATTGAATTCAGTTACCATGAATGATGAGTACGAGGGTACTTTTGAAGAAAGACGTGTAATAGAGTATACACTAGATTTTACTATGAAGTTATACTTCTTCGGCCCTGTTTATACTGGTAAGATTATTAAGAATGTTATAGAAAGAACATATCTAACTAATGAAAACGGACAGTTCACTTCATCTCAAATCGATGAATCGGGACTCATTAAAGAGGTTAAACACTATGAACCTGCGTTTGCAGAAACATCAAATGCAGTTTCCGCATCCACAACAGTGTCCTTTGCAACTGCAATAAATAGTTCTATAAGTGTGAATGATGAGGTGTTTGGGACAAACCTAACAACTAATCCAACAGTTTCGAGTATTGCATCTGATAAACTAAGTGTAGTGTTATCAAGTGCAATTACAATAAGTGCAAATACGAGTCTTAAATTTGTGGGTTCAGTAGACCCTGAAGATACATTCGTAGTTGCTGAATCAGTAGATTTTTATGATGACGGTACTTCCCGAGATTTCACAGATGATAAGGTTACCGATGCGAGTTAAATATGACAAAAGATATAGATTCTAAACTAGATGGTGTTTTAGATATCTCTACAGAAATTACTAAAGAGATTAAAAGAGAGACCAAAATAGTTAAATTACCCAGTCGTTCAGAGAGTATGGACAACGACTATAAGTATGGTCGTGAGACCCTCTACGGACTCGTAGAGAGGGGACAAGATGCAATCGATGGAATCCTAGACCTATGTAAGGAAACCGAACACCCGAGGGCGTATGAGGTTGCAGGACAGCTCATCAAGACCGTTGGTGATACTGCAGAGAAACTACTAGACTTGCAGAAAAAAATCAAAGAATTAGAGAAAGAAGACGAACAAAAGATAGGACAACAACATAATCATTTATATGTTGGTAGCACATCCGAACTACAGAAGTTTCTTAAAAAGAATAAAGAGTAATGACTGATTCGAAAAATGAAGGTTATCTAGGTAATACTCTAATTAAGAAAGCTGGTGTAGAAGTAAAATACACCAAAAAACAATTAGGTGAGTATGTCAAATGTTCAAGTGACCCTTGTTATTTCATAGAAAACTATACAAAAATTATATCCCTAGATGAAGGACTTGTACCCTTTATACTTCGGGGATACCAAGACAAGTTAATAAACCACTATAATGACGAAAGATTTAGTGTTGTTCTTGCGTCAAGACAGAGTGGTAAATCAATCACATCATGTGCATACCTACTATGGTATCTCCTCTTTACACCCGAAGTTACTGTAGCGGTTCTTGCAAACAAAGGTGCAATTGCAAGAGAGATGATTGCTCGTATGGTAACCATGTTAGAGTCCGTTCCATTCTATTTACAGCCTGGCGTTAAGATTCTAAACAAAGGTTCAATAGAGTTTGCAAACGATAGTAAAGTAGTTGCAGCTGCAACATCTTCGAGTTCTATTCGTGGATTGTCTATAAACCTCTTGTATCTTGATGAGTTTGCGTTCGTAGAAAATGCAGAGGAATTCTATACTGCAACATATCCAGTGGTAACATCGGGTAAAAATTCAAAGGTTATTATCACATCTACTGCAAACGGTGTTGGTAACATGTACCACAAAATTTACGAAAGTGCAGTTAGGGGTGAGAGTGAGTACAAAAACTTCACTATTAACTGGTATGATGTGCCTGGCAGAGATGAAGAGTGGAAGAAACAGACCATTGCAAACACCTCAGAAATCCAGTTCCAACAAGAGTATGGTAATAGTTTCCTAGGAACAGGTAATACACTTATTAATAGTGCAACACTTCTAGGTATGAGGTCAATAGACCCAACATGGTATAAAGATAACTTCAGTATGTACCAAAAACCCATGCTTGACCACACCTACATATGTACAGTAGATGTTGCAAAGGGAAGGGGTATCGACTACTCCACCTTTACGATATTTGATATAAGTGTTCAACCATTTAAACAGGCTGCAACATATAGAGACAATATGATATCTCCGATGCTCTTTCCTGATATTATAAATAAGTATGCAAAAGCATACAACGATGCCTTGGTTATTATTGAGAATAATGCAGAAGGTAGTATGGTTGCAACACAATTACATTATGATATAGAATACGAGAATGTATTTGTTCAGGGATTGATGAAAGCCGAAGATATCGGTGTGACAATGAACAGAAAGATTAAAAGAATCGGTTGTTCAACAATGAAAGAACTGCTTGAGGAAAATAGATTGGAACTAGTTGATAGATATGCAATCACTGAACTCATGACTTTCATAAATAAAGGTATGTCTTTCGAGGCAGATAAAGGTTACCATGATGATATGGTTATGAATATAGTATTGTTTTCTTGGTTTGTAACCACTCAACACTTTACTTACATGACTAATCATGCAGTAAAAGACCTATTATATGCCGAACAACAAAAAATGATAGAAGACGATATGTTACCAGCTGGGGTGTTCGACACTGGTAGTACAACCAATGGACAAGAATCCTTCGTAGAAGGAGGAGATAGGTGGTTTATAACCCAAGAAGAAATTTCTTAGGGTAAAAAAAGTTATAAATAAACTAGTAAACAACTCTTTTCATAAACAGGAGAAAAAGTATGACATTTCAAGTTTCACCAGGCGTTCAGGTCAAAGAGATAGACCTAACAAATGTTGTTCCTGCAGTATCAAGTACAACAGGTGCTTTTGCAGGTTCATTTCAATGGGGCCCTGTTGATGAAGTAGTAACAGTTAGCGGTTCATCAAAATTAGAACAGACATTCGGTAAACCTTCAAACACAGATATAGGTGCCGAAGACTGGTACACTGCAGAAGGATTTTTAAGATATGGTTCTTCACTAAGAGTGGTAAGACCTTCGTCTACATCACTTAGTTCTGCAAACGCTGCCGCACACGCATCATCAATCATCAAAAATGGTTCAGAATATGTATCTACTTACAGAGACGGTTCACAAAACGGAACAGTTGGTAAGTGGACATCAAAATATGCAGGTGCATTAGGTAATTCACTTAAAGTATCAGTATGTGGTTCTGCAGATGCCTACTACAAAGATAATCAGGGTAATACAACTGGAGATTTATCAGCTGGTTCAACATCCATTACGGGTGTTACGAATGCAGGTACACTATTTTTAGTTAGAGATATTATCACATTTGACGGACACAACACACAATATAGAGTTACTGCAGCTGCGGGAACTACACTTACAATTGAAGCACTAGGACAACCTGCTGGTACTGGTCTTACGACTGCAGTAGATGGTTCAGGAAGTGCAGTTAACATTAACAGATATTGGGAATTCCATTCCTACTTTGACAAAAAACCTGAAACATCAGCAGTTGCAACTGCAGCTGGAACAACAAATGATGAAATTCATGTTGTTGTGGTAGATGAAGACGGACTTTTCAGTGGTGTTGCAAACACAGTGTTAGAAACATATGGTTTCGTATCACTTGCTTCAGATGGAAAAGGTGCTGATGGTACAAGTAACTATTACAGAAATGTAATTGAATCCAAATCTGAGTATGTATACTGGTCGGGTCATGCAACTACAATGTTGACAACTGCATCAGAACACAGAACACTTGCTGTTTCAATCGGTACTGCATTTGGAAGACCTTCTCTACCTGAGAATAGTTCACTAAGTGGTGGAAACAATGGTAACCACACAACTGCAGCTCAAAAGACAGCTGCATGGACAACATTCTTTGCAGATTCAGAAACAGTAGACATTTCATTCCTAATCGTAGGTTCTTCAAGAACTGATAACGGTAGTGGAGTGATTCAAGACCTTCTTACAGACTGGACAACTTTAACCAATCAAGCGATTCTACTTACAGAAAGTAGAAAAGACTGTATTGCATACATTTCACCTAGACGTGCAGATGTTGTTGGTGTTACTTCAGAGTCAACACAATCATCTAATGTTAAAACAACTGCAGATACAGCTACTTCATCTTCGTATGCAGTAATTGATTCGGGTTGGGTATATATTTATGACAGACACAACGACAAATATTGTTGGGTGCCTGCTAACGGTCACACTGCTGGTTTATCTGCTAGGTCAGATGTTCTTAGAGATGCATGGTATTCACCTGCAGGATTCTCTAGAGGACAGTATCTAGGAGTAACTAAACTTGCATTCAATCCGTCACAATCATCTAGAGATGACCTATATCGTGCAAGAGTTAACCCAGTGGTTACATTTGCAGGTCAAGGAACAGTGTTATTTGGAGATAAAACTGCATTAACATCACCTTCTGCATTCGATAGAATCAATGTAAGAAGATTATTCATCGTCTTAGAAAAAGCAATCGCAACTGCAGCTAAAGCTCAGTTATTTGAATTCAACGATGCTTTTACTCGTGCTCAATTCAGAAGTTCAGTAGAACCATTCTTGAGAGATGTAAAGAATAGAAACGGTGTTATTGATTACTCAGTGGTATGTGATGAAACAAACAATACTGATACAGTTATTGACAGAAACGAATTTGTATGTTCAATATTCGTTAAACCTGCTCGTTCAATTAATTATATTACTTTAAACTTTGTTGCTGCTAGAAGCGGTGTTCAGTTTGAAGAAATTTACGGTGCAATTTAACAGGAGTAATAAATGGCAACAATAGACCAATTTAAAGCACAATTAGTCGGAGGCGGCCCTCGTGCCAACCGATTTAGAGTATACTTACCTCGTGCTGGTGAGAAAATAGAATTTCTGTGTAATGCAGCTCAAATTCCTGCTGGAACACTAGGTGTGATTACACAACCTTTTAGAGGTCATAACCTCAAACTTGCAGGAGATAGAAGTTTTGCACCTTGGACAGTATCTATTCTCAATGACGTAGAATTCTCTGCTAGAAACGCCTTAGAAGCGTGGCAAGAAGAGATTCAACAACTAGACAGTGGAATCGGTTCAACAACTACTGATTACCTATTGTCTCGTGCGTTTGTAGAACAATTACACAAAGATGACTCAGTCCTAGCGAGATACGAATTCTTCAACATGTTTCCTTCAGAAATTGGTTCAATTGCATTGGACTATGGTACTGAAAACGAACTAGAAAAGTTCGATGTTACGTTTGAATTCTCTCACTGGGAAAGAGTGATTTAAGACTCTAAAGTGAAAAATACCACCAGCAAGGTGTTATAAATATAGTTATGGAAATATTCGGATTTGAAATATCCCGTAAAAAGGATGAACTAAGACAAACAGATGCGTTAATTGCTAACAAATCTTTTGTACCACCAGTTGAGGATGACGGTACCCCCGTCATTCAAACACAACAGGGTGGATTTATCTCGGGTGGAGCTTATGGTTCCTATGTAGATATGGAAGGTGGAATCAAGAATGAGTCCACCCTCATATCAAGATATCGTGAGATATCACTTATACCCGAGTGTGACTCTGCTATCGAAGATATAGTTAATGAATGTATCACAGCGGATAGTTCAGATAAGATAGTGTCACTTGACCTTAGAGATGTAAAACTCTCTAGTGGAATCAAACAGAAGATGGGTGACGAGTTTTACCACATCTTATCTATGATGAAGTTCAATCAGAACTCTCATGAATTATTCAGAAAATGGTACGTTGATGGAAGAATCTACTTCCATAAAGTCGTGGACGGAAAACGACCAAAATTAGGTATTGTGGATTTAAGAAATGTTGACCCTCTTAGAATTAAGAAAATAAGAAATGTTGACAAGAAAAAAGACCCAAAAACTAATGTAGATATCATTACTAAGGTAGAAGAGTTCTTCCTATTTAATGATAAAGGATTTCAAGATGGTGGTGCCGCAGAAGGTAACACTGTCAGAATAGCACCCGAAGCTGTTACTTATACAACTTCAGGACTATTAGACTACACTAAGAATGTAGTTATAGGATACTTGCATAAAGCATTAAAGACTTCTAACCAGTTGTCAATGATGGAAGATGCACTTGTTATTTACAGAATATCAAGAGCTCCTGAAAGAAGAATATTTTATATTGACGTAGGTAATCTACCAAAAGCGAAAGCTGAACAGTACCTTGCAGATGTAATGAATAAGTATAAAAACAAACTTATTTACAATGCAGATACAGGTGAGATTAAAGATGATAGAAAACATATGTCAATGTTGGAAGATTTTTGGTTACCAAGAAGAGAGGGTGGAAGAGGAACAGAGATTGAAACTCTGCCCGGCGGACAAAATCTTTCAGAGATAGACGATATAGAATACTTTAAGAAGAAACTATATCAGTCTCTTAATGTACCAGCCTCTAGGATGGAATCAGATAATGGTTTCAACATGGGTAGGTCTTCAGAGATTAATAGAGATGAACTTAAGTTTAATAAGTTTACTAACAGACTTCAGAAGAAGTTTGCAAGGGTCTTTACAGACATTCTGAGAACACAATTAATCCTTAAGGAGATTGTTTCTGCAGAAGAATTCGATAAGGTTAAGGATTTTATACAGTATGATTTTGCAACGGACAATCACTTTACAGAGTTGAAAGACCAAGAAATACTGAAAGAGAGATTGGATACATTACAGACTGCATCAGAGTATGTTGGTCAGTACTTCAGTAAAGAGTATGTTAGAAAATATATACTAAGACAGACTGAAGATGAAATTGCACAAATGGATGCTCAAATAAAAGCAGACAATGATGCAGGTGAAAACGATGATAGTGGAGATGGTTTCCACGATTCAAATGATAATGGAGAGAACAAATAATGGTAAGTGAAATCGCAAAAGATATAGTTAATAGTATTGAAGATGGTAAATTGGATGTTGCAAAACAACAAATCTTTGATGGTGTTAAAGAGAAAGCTGCAGAAGTAGTAGACATGAAGAGAGTAGAACTGCAAGTGGATTGGATGTCCAATCCTGAAGAACACACTGGAGTGTAAATGAAAAGTTTTAAGGTAATGCAAAAAGAACTTAGAGAAGCTAAATCTTTTAAGTTACCTAGTGGGTCTAAAGAACTCAAGACCGACAAGATTAAAGTTGGTAGTCGTAATGCGGATTTAGTATATGCACAGAATAAACAAGGTAAGGTTGATGTGTATATAGATGGTAATTTGTTCAGTGGAGACGAACCTTACAAAGATTTGAAGAGTGCAGAGAAGGAGATGAAAGATATTAGAACTCTAATGTCGTCTTCAGATATGCAAGAAGTAACAATCGAGGAAATTATCAATGAAATTAATAGCAGAGTTTAACGAAAATATAACACCTATAATTACCGAGTCTAAAGAGGACGGTAAGAAGGACTACTTTATTGAAGGTATCTTCATGCAAGCGGACATTAAAAACCGTAATGGTAGAGTCTATCCAAAAGAAATTATGGAGAAAGAAGTAGGTCGTTACGTCAAAGAGTTCGTTGAGAAAAGCCGTGCATTCGGTGAGTTGGGACACCCTGAAGGGCCAACCATCAATCTCGATAAAGTATCACATCTTATCCAATCATTGACTCTAGAAGGGTCAAACTATGTTGGTAAAGCAAAAATTTTAAGTACCCCCAACGGTCAGATTGTAAGAAATCTAATCGATGATGGTGCGAAATTGGGTGTATCATCTAGAGGTCTAGGTTCACTAGAACAAAAAGGTAATGCACAATATGTCAAAGACGATTTTCAA